TGATCCGCTGTGGAGGCAAATGGCTCGATCGACTTTATACTCTGTTTACAAGCTATGTATTCGTCATGTTGGACGATATTAGCGTGGATTATTACCAAATAAAGAAGTTTCCCGGCGTCATCCGTTTTCTTGAGCTCCACTCTGGAGTAGCTGGAACCCTAACAGAACAAGAGACAGATTATATATTGAAGATCTGTGAGGGTGATGAACCAGTAAACGCTTCCAATGTTACGCGCAAAGACAACTTGGTTGTTCCGTTGGATGGGCCGCTTAAAAGCTATTCAGATATGGGAATCCCGATCAAGTATGATTTTCATCAAAGAAGAGCCTATTTAAATCTTTCATTATTCGGCACAGAAAAAGAAATCACTCTTTCTTTTCATCTGGTTTTAAAAAGTTCGATTACTGCCGGAGGTTGATTCGTCCCACCGGCAAAAAAGAACGGTTATATCAAAAAGAGTCCGGGCCTATTTGAGCTTCCGGTTGGCGTAGCACGCCATTTAGAAGACAAATTACAGCCCGGACTGTTTTGATAACGCAGCTTAAACGTTTTTAGCCTTTTAAAAGGCTTTTAAACGCTTTTAAATTTGCGGGCAGGTCTCAGCGCGGGCAAGTTTACCCCCCTGCCCCTCACAGGCACATGAGCCGTTACAGCGGTAGTTATTGTGGAGGAGGATGATGAGCTTTGACCGAGCGGAAAACAAAAAGCTTAAACAAGCTTTATAGTGACTTTTTTTATCAACCGGAAGCCAATAAAAACATCCATAAGATATCTGCTCAGACAATCAAAAAGCTTATCGCTCCGTCCTTTTACGATCTTGACAAAGATGTTCGCGCAGCTGCGCATACTCACTACTGGCTCGATGGCGGCCGAGGATCAACCAAGACTTCATTCGTAAGCACTGAAGTTATTGCTGGAATAATGAACGACCCGATGGCAAACGGTATTATCTATCGAAAAGTCGGAGAAACGCTCAAGGATAGCGTATACGGGCAGTTGCTTTGGGCGATTAATGCGCTTGACGTAAGTGAACTCTGGGATGCAAAAGAAAGTCCCCTGCAACTGAAATATAAGCCGACAGGGCAGGTCATTATTTTCCGAGGACTGGATAAGGCCAAGAAGTCAAAATCCATAAAGCTCAAAAAAGGATATTTCAAATTCATATGGTTTGAGGAAGTCGATGAATTCGCAGGCATGGAGGAGCTGCGCGTGGTGCTGCAGTCCCTTATGCGCGGCGGCCCTCAATTCTGTGTTTTTTATTCATACAATCCCCCCAGGTCGCAAAGAAACTGGGTTAACCTCGAAGTGCAGCAGGTTCGTCCTGACCGGCTCAGGCATCACAGCACATATTTGACAGTACCAACTGCCTGGCTCGGAGAGCAATTTATCATTGAGGCTGAGCACCTTAAAAAAACGAAGCCGGACAATTATCGCCATGAGTATCTTGGGGAAGTCATCGGTACCGGCGGAGAGGTCTTTGCAAATGTCACGATCCGTCGGATCACGGACGAAGAGATCATCGGGATCCCCCGCCGCCGGTATGGCGTCGACTGGGGATATGCAACCGATCCGTTCGTATGGCTTGCTGATGGATTTGACCGCAAAAAGATGCGCCTGATTATCTATGATGAGATATACAGAGTTGGCCTGAGCAATAGAAAAGCAGCTGATACCATTAAACAGCATGGCGGCGCAGGCAAGGAAATCCACGCAGATTCTGCTGAGCCAAAGAGCATCGCTGAATGCCAGGGCTATGGGCTGCTCATTCACGGAGCCAAGAAGGGCCCTGACAGCGTTGATTATGGTATCAAGTTCCTTCAAGATCTCGAGGAAATCGTAATTGACATTGAGCGCTGCCCGAACACAGCCCGCGAATTCACTGAATATGAGCTTGAGCGCGACGGTAACGGAAACTTTAAAGCCGGGTATCCTGATAAGAATAACCACTGCATCGATGCTACAAGGTATTCACTTGAGGACGATATGAAAAATAGGAGGGTGGTATAAAGATGGCGAAAATACCTAAGTTTCAAATTATTCGGCCTGAGTTTGAAGAGCAATATCCGCATCCTATGTATAGGAGATTCATTGTAATTTATGCTGCACTCAAATGCGGAATTGTAACCATAAATATTTTGCTTAATGATAAAATTGTTGACAAATGCAGATTTATCATTATCCCAAAATTTATTGCTAATCGGGGTGAAACGTCTTGTATATAAGCTACCTTGATCAGATCAAACAGAGGCTTACCGTAGAGGGGAAGCTAAACCAAAGCGATATCATCAGGCAAATTTTAAGTGATTATTCGCATGATGAAAAAACAAAGTTCATGGAGATCGGCGAACGGTATTATTACGGTGAGCACGACATCCTGAAACACAGTTTCAAGAAAACGCTTGTTTATGATCATATCTCTGCAGACAACAGCGATGACGGGCAGGAACATGACGGAGTTACAGAAGTCATCAATGAGAATAATTCAAACAAACGAAACATCCATGCCTTTCATCAGCTGATGGTCGATCAAAAGGCATCGTACATCGTCGGAAAGCCTCCCTCAATTACGGTGAATAACGACGATGCATTCCAGAAGGCTATAACAACCAGGACAAATGATGAAGACTTTGCTGATATGCTTTATGACTGGGTGGTGAGTGCTTCAAACAAAGGTATTGAATGGGTTCATCCCTATTATGATCCGAATGGAATCCTTAGATATTGTATCGTTCCTGCCAATGAGGTTATCCCATTTTATGATACTGAGCATCAGTCAATTTTACAGGACGTTGTGCGCTTTTACACCATCCAGGTCATAAGTGACGGGAAGCCGGTACAAAGATATAAGGTAGAATGGTGGACGGCAAACGACGTCACATATTATGTTCAGAATGAGAAAAAAAACTTTTTGCTTGACCCAAGTTATATATGCAATCCGGCCCCGCACTGGTGGGACGTTACCTTTGTAGATGGAGCTGAGCAAAGTCGTAAACCAAACATCTGGGGACGGGTGCCGTTCATTGCGCTGCACAACAACAGTGCAGATATCTCAGATCTCGGAGGAATAGATAAATATGAGAGCCCGAAAGGCATAAAAAGCCTCATAGACGCCTATGACATGATTTCATCAAAATCCACAAACGACCAGATTGATTTGGCCGCTCTTTTCTGGGTGCTCAAAGGCTTTAACAATGATTATGCCTCGTCGATGATTAAACGTCTGCAGATCAATAAGGCCATCAATATATCCGGAGGGGATCCGGGTGACGGTGTCACTGCCCAGCAGGTCACGCTCAATGTCGAGGAACGCATCAAATGGCTTGATATGCTGCGTAACGATATCTTCTATTTCGGTAAGGGTATCGATACGCGAGATGATAATCTCGGGAATGCTCCTTCAGGCGTGGCGCTCAAATTCAAATATACCCAGTTGGATCTAAAAGCAAACCCGATGATCCTGAAACTAAAAAAGGCTCTCAAGGATCTTTTTTGGTTTATAACCTCAGATATCAACCAGCAAAACGGCACGAAGTACGACAGTAGCGGAATTGTTACAACCATCAATAAATCCATCATCGCAAATGATTCCGAGACTGTAACGATGATCAACAACTCTCGCGGCCTGGTACCTGACAAAATTCTGCTTGCGCATCACCCGCTCGTAGACGATGTGAATCAGGCCATGGCCGACATGGCCGAGCAGCAGGCCGCCCAAGTTAAACTCCGTTCACAGATATTTTTGAATAACGATGTTCCACCGGGCAATGAAAATGGTGGTGGTACCTGATGCAATCGCAAGACTATTGGATGCAGAGGGCCCTTCAGCGTGAAGATGCATCATTTAAAGACAACCAGGATACTATCCGCCGCCTGCGTCAAATATATGATGATGCATCTGTACAGCTTGTGGATATGGCCGACCGGATTTTTTCCGGATACGCAAGGTCAAACAACCTGACGTCTGAAATTACAAAGGACAACTTAAGCATCGCCGAATCAGTTGCCATCATGGAGGCGCTGCGAGCTGAGTTTGAAAAGAGCGGCAGTCCGGAGGCGCTTGCCAAACTGAATGCGCCGGTAACGTCATTTTCAATCAACCGTGCGCAGGCGCTGCGCCGGGCAATCGAGGCCGAAGCAGCCAAGGTTGCTTCAGCTGAAGAGAAGGTCGACGGGGCGCAGCTCGCAAAGACATATGATGACGCCTATTACAAAACCATGCACGACACCGCCCAGGGGCTTGAAGAAGATATCGACTTCTCGGTTCTGCCGGCTCACGCAATAGCTGAAACAATCGCTTCCCCCTGGCAGGGGAAAAACTATTCAGAGCGCATCTGGAGTAATACCGATCTGCTGGCTCAGGAGGCCGGGAAGATTATTGACGCCGGAATCACCGCGGGACTTAGTATTCGCCAGATGACCGATCAGCTCACTGATATCTTCGATGCCGGAGCATACGCCGCTGAGCGGGTGATCCGCACCGAAGTCAATCGTATTCATAACGCCGGGACGCTGCGAGCCTTCAGGGAAATGGGCGCAAAGGAGTATACTTTCCTTGCAACCCTTGACGCCCGGACTTGTGTCCGCTGTGGGGCCTTGGATGGCAAGCATTTTAAAATATCCGACGCCCAGGTTGGAGTCAATCTTCCACCGCTGCACCCGAATGATCGCTGCGTTATTATGGCATATTACAGTGACGTCAAAGCCGGAGGCGGTACCCGAATTGCTCGGGATCCGACGACAGGGAAAAACTATAAGGTCAACCACACGGTCACCTACCCTGAATGGCGTAAGGAGATCAATGAGAAATACGGCAAAGGTACTCTTGAAAAAGCCCAGCGGCTTATTTTCACCCGCAGTGAGGACATGACCCGGTATGAAAGGTATAAGGCACGGCTTGGAGATGCAGCGCCCAAAGACTTTCAGGCCTTCAGTGATCTGAAAGAAGGCGGAGGCGACGAGTTAGGCATCTTCGAGGCTCAATACCGTGGCATGGGTTATTATGACCAAGCGGTGCAGGCAGAGCCAAAAATCACCGAGGCAGTCAAAGCACGGGCCGGAGAAACAGGAGTTAAAGTCCATGGTCTGCAGAACAGGATCAAGAGCAGCAGTGAATATCTCCGGAAAATCCGGAACAATTACAGCCCCGAAGGCAATACCTATGAGGTCAAGGATATTCTGAGGTATACATATGTTGCTGATCCGGAAGATCTGGCTGACAGGACGCTATCCAGTATTGACCGTTACACAGAAAAAGGATACAATACAGTTGAGATGAAAAATACCTGGCTTAAACCGAATATGCCTTATCGCGGCATCAATACCACAATAAAAGCACCAAACGGGCAGAAATTTGAGCTGCAATATCATACGGCTGAAAGCGCGGAATTGCGCGACGGTCGGTTGCATGAAATCTACGAAAAAGCCCGACTACTCGACCGCAGAAGCGATGAGTATATTCGCCTCAACGATGAAATGATCGAATTGTCAAGCCACGTAATCGTCCCTGCCGGGATAGAAAGGGTGAAATGATATGCCTGATGTTTCTTATTATCGGCTCCTTGATCCTCAGCATAAAGGAACAATCGTCAAAACAGAAGATAAATCACAATATCAATTTGAACTCGGTAAGGGTTGGATCCGCACTGGAATAATGCTCGATTATTTCTTCCCTGAAAGCGATACATTTGATCAGTATGAAGAAATTACTGAGGATGAAGCATCAAAGAGCATTCAACAATAAACCATCTTCCTTCGGGAGGGTGGTTTTTAAATACCTTTTTAAACAGTTTAAAATGATTTTAAAGAGCCTTTAAAGGTTCTTTAATTTTTACCCTTTTTGGCATCGGGGGAATACAAAAACATATGCCAAACAATAAGAACGGAGGAATATATCAGATGAAATTTGAAGACATTATCGGCGCTGAACTCTATGCGCAGGTCACTGCAGCACTAAAAGGCAAAGGTGAAGGTGGCAAAGATATTGAGATCGGGATCATCGGAGACGGCACCACGGTGCCCGTTACCCAAGTAAGCGAGCTCAATGAAACCATCAAGGGGCTGCAGGGACAGATCGCAGACCGCGACAAGGATATCACCGAGCTCAAGAAGGGCGCCGGTGATAATACTGAGCTCGCCCAGAGATACACCGAGCTTGAGACAAAGTACAAAACCGACACCGAGGAGCTCAACGGCAAGATCCAAACCAGCCAGCTGAATGCAAAACTGGATCTTGGTATCACCAAAGCCAAGGGTAAAAACCCCACGGCCATCAAAGCCCTCATTGATCAGTCAAAGCTTTCGGTTAAAGATGATGGAAGCATTGATGGTCTCGATGCCGCTTTGGAGGCGATCAAAACTTCAGATGCCTATCTTTTTGAGCAGGTCGAGACCAGACGGTCAGGTGCTGGTTTTCATAACGGCTCAGGCTTCAGTTCCGCCGCGGCGGATCCCAAAAACCTCGGCGACGCTGTGGCTCAGCATTACAGCGACGAAACCAAACAGTAATACTTTTTTTATCAATTCGCCTAAATCCATACAGGGTAATGAATTTAAATAACAAAACGAACGGAGGAATAAACCATGCCTATTACTTTGGCACAGGCACGACTTTTAACCCAGGATAAACTGGCGCAGCAGATTATTGATGAGTTTCGTCAGGATCAGCTGCTCGATGCAATGATATTCGACAACAGCGTATCAATGAACGGCGGCGGGACTCTCGCCTATACCTATAACAGGGTTACGACTCTTCCTACAGCTGGTTTCCGTGCAATCAACAGCGAATTTACCCCGTCTGAAGCCAGCACTACACAGTACACCACAAATCTCAAGGTGTTCGGCGGCGCTTTCCAGGTTGACAGGGTTATTCAGAATAATGTTCGCGGCATCACGGATCAGGTCACGTTTCAGTTGCAGCAGAAAATTAAAGCAACAAAAGCATTGTTCTCCGATTCTTTTATCAACGGAGATTCTGCGGCTGACGCAAAAGCATTTGACGGTATTGATAAGGCTATAACCGGCAGCAGCACTGAGCTTATACCGACCGCTTCTATTGACCTTTCGACAAGCGCCCTCATCGATACCAACTGGAAGCCGTTTCTGGATTATCTTCGGAGGCTTTTTGCAAGGCTCGATGGATCAGCGACGCAGATTCTTTGTAATAGCACAATGTATTCGGTCTTTCAGTCCGTTGCTGATAGGGCCGCCTCTATGTCAGTATTAAAAAATGAGTTAGGGCAAGAGGTTCTTAATTGGAATGGTGTTCCGATCGTTAAGCTCGGAGACAAGCCCGGAACGAGTAACCCGATCGTATCGATTAATGCAGTTTCCGGTGAAACATCATTGTATGTGGAACGGATAGGGCTTGACGGCGTTCATGGCGTATCGCCCGTCGGGGATGAGCTGATTAAGCAGTATCTTCCCAATATGAATCTGCCTGGAGCTGTTAAAACAGGTGAGGTCGAAATGGTCGCGGCTATTGCATTAAAAGCCACCCGCGCCGCCGGTGTCCTGCGTAAAATCAAGGTTCAGTAATCAGCTTACAGGCTGATATCATTATCTAAGGGGGATTTAATCATGGCAAAAATATCAACTCCCAATGAGCATTATACGGGCTTTTCTGCGGGCGTAGCCTTTGTCGACGGCGTTGGTCATACACAGGATGAGCATCGTATCGATTGGTTTAAAGAACACGGATATGCCGTAATTGCTGAAGCTGAAGATGCAATTCCATTTGAAAAAATGACGGTTGATGAGCTGAAGGCTTATGCCGAAGGAAAAGGCATCAATCTCGAAAACACAACGAAGAAAGATGAAATCATCGGGAAAATTCGGGGCGACCAGTAGGCCGCCCTCCCTTTTTGGGGGTGAGCTGTTTGGATTTACTCGCACAGGTTAAAATGCTTCTTGGCATTGCAGATATCGACACATCTAAGGACGGAGTCATTAATTTTCTGATTACCCGTGTATCCGCTGACGTCAAAAAGTTTTGCCGTATCACGGCTATAGCTTCGGATGATCTGCAGGCGATAGTCGCGGATATGATCGTCACGCGTTACCGGGCGCGCGGATACGGAAAGGAAGCAGCTCCACAGGTTTTATCCAGCATCGCCGAAGGGGATGTTACATTGCAGTTTAAAACGACGCAGTATAATGCCACAAGCGAGCTGACGGACGCTGAGAAATCAGCATTGGTGCCATATAGAAAGTTGTGGCCATGATGGATATCTCAAAATATGCTGGATATCTTGATGCTGCACACGATAAAACGGTTGCATTATACCAAAAAGAGCCGGTGCCGAGTGATGATATCGGCACAGATTATGAGTGGCAGCCGGTCGGAACCGTCAATGTAAGTGTGCATCCCGTGACCGACAAGCTCAGCATCGAATTGTATGGCGAGCGTATCGAAAAAATGTTCAGCCTG